TCTTCTTCTGCTTCAACTTCTTCGCCCATCATCTTGCTGTATGCCGCTTGAAGATCCTGCTTTTTCATAGCATTCATCTTCCCGTACATAGCACTGATCATGCCCGCCTTTGTCTTGGGCACGGGAGCTTGGCTTGTAGCGTCTGCTGCTTTGTCAACCGAAGCAATAGACTCGGGTTCAGAAACTGCCTGACCGTCGCCTTTCGGTGCCTTAGCTGCAGGAGCCTTAGCCTCTCCAAGAGCTTCCTCCACGATATCGTTATCTTCATCGTGGAGTTCAACTTCGACTTGGTTCTCATCAGTCATAAGTGACTCCTTAAATGTGAGATTTGATTAACGAGAGGAAATTCTTAAACTCCCGAATACTTGTTTCATAAGAAACTTTTTTCGGAGCAGTTCTAATTTCTGTCTCCATCTTCTCAATTACCTGAGCTTCCAAAATGCCGTTATTCCAGACCCAATCTACACCTTCCATGATTCCATTAACGAAGGCGTCCGGTGCACTAGGATCTTGCACGATGTCAACCGTGCTAAGAATAAAGTCATCTTTGACATACATTGCGCCATTTCTTTGCTCAAGGCTACCCATTCCACGAGTTGACACGCCTAGTTGAACACCGCCCTCAAGCAGACCTTTAACGATCTGACCCATGGGTGTATCCAATACTTGTGCCTTTCCTACCACATCATTTCCCTCAAATTTGAGATCGGTGATGAGGTGAGAAACTTTGTCAAGATTAACAGTAGGACCTTCGGGGTGATTCAGTTCCCCTACAGCCCGCTTCTTGCTAACCTGATCTTCAACATACTTGCCTACTGCCCGTTCCATAATGGCTTTGGGGTAGACTCGTCCGTTACGATTCTTTTTATCTGCTTGAGCGAATACGCCCTCAATGACAAACTTCTTGCTGCCATCTTCTTTCTTTTCAACGATACACTGAAGATCGTTTTCTACATATTCGCTGATCAGTTTCATGTTAGTTCCTTTATAACAGTCTGTGCTGCCTTTTCTGCCTCTGCCTGAGAACGGAAAGTGTCCAATCTGTCCCCGTCAACATGGGCAGTAAAACCCTTATTGTCCTTCGTAATGACGACTTCAATTTTATTCATCTTCTTCTTGAAGACGACTTCGCCTTTTAACTTCTTGGCTTCACGAAGTTCTTTAAAAGTTTTCATAAGGAATTTATCCTTTACTGATTATTTATACAAATAAATTCTTTTAGTGAAACTTATTTGTCATCTTCCTCTTCTTCAAACTCATCGTCTAGATCGACATCCTCTAGATCAATGTCATCATCATCTTCGTCGTCAGCGTCATCCTCAATCGTGTTGTAGATGTCACTAGCGACAGCAGCCTTCTCTGCATCAAGAGCAGACTGCATACGGTCTGCAAGAATATCAGAGAAGCTTGTTTGAGCTTTATTGAAATCTTGTGCTGTGATTTGATCAATCAGTTCAGCAACAGGATTGACTTCAACATCATTCTCTAGTTCTTGTACTTCTTCACTCATTACCTTTACCTCCACTAAACTCAGGTTCACCATCGTCATCAGGGACAGAATTTTCCCCTTCAACTTCATCTTTCATTCTCTCAATATCTTCATCGGTCATCATCATAACATTTTTCATGACCCACTCACGAGAGAAGTATTCACCAACATACTGAGAAATTTGATCCAGAGTTGAAAGACGCTCTTTCAAAAGTTCAGCATCTTTTAGTTCTGTGAAATGATTATCACGAACAAAGTCAACAGCAATATCATTCTTCCACTCTTCCCAGTCTTGCTCTGTGATGATACCCTTCATAACAAGTTGCTTCTTGAGAATGCCCAAGAAGAGTTGTGAGAATCTACGGCGAAGTCTATCAATAAACTTCTGGAACTTAACTTCGTCTCTGCTGATCTCTGTAGAACGACCAAGAGAGAACTGTGCTTCTTGCTCAAGGCGATTGATAGGTACATTCAGAGAGCGATACAGACGCTTCTGGAAGTAGATGATATCATCAATCTGCCCTAGGTTTTCTCCACCAGGGAGAGTAGAAATCTCTGTGCCTCTGCCGCCTTCTCTACGAGGAAGCCAGAAGTCTTCAAGCATAGACATGTGCTTACGGTCGTCTTTAATCTGACCAGTGTTCGCATCATAGACCAGCTTGTTTCTATAACGAGCCATGATGTCTTTCATATGCTGCTCTGCTTTACCAGCAGGCAGGTTACCGACATCAATGTAGAAGATACGGCGCTCAGGCGCTCTTGCAAGACGATAGATGACAAGAGAGTCTTCCATCATACGCAACTGGTTGATAGGCTTGATTGCCTTGTGTAGATACGAGACGACTCTTCTACGAGTAGGATCAAGCAGACCAGAAGTTACATACGAGATAGAATCAGGAGTCAGTTTAACGCCCTGATTCGCACCAGCTTTCTCTTGGTAAATGTAGAATTCATTTACTTTGTCTACAATCTTTGCGTCAGTCTTTTGATCTTTCTTATATTTGACTTCTTTTACTTTACGAACTTTAGAAGAATCAATAGGACGAATTTCCTGAATGCCTGCTTTCATATTAGATTCATTCACCACGAGATGGTGATAAAGTCTTCCGTCAACATACCAAGAACGGAAGATGTCATGTGAATGCTCATTGAAGCTGAGCATACCACAAATCCCGTCGAACTCTTCTGTGATTAGCTTCTTAATTTTATCAGAAGCTTCTACATTGTCCAGATTTAGTTCAACGGAGGACTTTAATTCGTAGGCGGTGATTGCCTCATTTACAATGTCTTCGATTGCAGCATCGACTTCAGGATGCTCTGCAATACCACGGTACTTCTTAATCAGTTCAGCGTTGTCTTTGGCTTCATTGCCTTCCATGTCAATGTATTGACCAAAGTGTGAACCACTGGCAGTAACATACCCAGCACCATCGTCATCCGTTTTCGGAACAATGGAGGGAAGCTTTTCTTTTTCCTGCTCTTGTTTGGTTGCTCTGCGAATCTCAAAGCCAAACAATTTCAGGATACTAGGATCTCTTTCTGCCATATTTACTTTCCTAACATCTCATAAAATAAGTGTACGGGCAGATAAACCACCCGTACACTCTACTTAGTACTACGCTTAAGCAGCAGAACCATCCAGCGTCGTCCAGTACTGATACTGGAACTCAACTGTGAATTCTTCGATGGCATCTGTTGTTTCGTAGCTCAGGTCAATTGCACCAACATTGGTCGGGAAAGCGTCTACGAAGTTATAAGTCTTCAAGACAGTTTCGTCTTTACCAAGTTGCTGAACCTGAAGGTTCGCTTGATAGTCAATCGGATTAGTGAAACCGGTGTTTGCGCTGTGCGCATTGATTCCGCTCATCCAACGCTCCATTGCATTACGGACACTGAAGTCTGTATCATTGATGATTGTGACAGACCACGTTTCAAATGTACGGTCACCAGCGATCTTCAACTGGCGTCCACGAAACGGGACTTCAATCACAGCCATCACAGAAGCAGGCAACTGTGCAGCTTTGCATAGAAACGATGTGGTGCCTGTGTCACCACCGACATACTCCGGGAAGTTGATGAACGCCCTAAAAAGATTAGGACGTGCACCACCACCGGACAGTCTTGCTTTTAGTTCATCGACTCTTAAGGTCATTTCTGTTGCTCCTTACCTTAAACCGTGCCAACGACTTCTTCAAAGTCAACGCCAGTTCTTACAGCAACAAAGTTAAGAGTAACATAGTTGATGGAACGAGCGGGCTTGATGAAGACACTTGCCACGAATTCATTGTTATCAATGACCGCATCCGTGTTGTTTGTTTCGTCACAAACGATGCGATAGTCAGTGATACCCCTACGACCCTGAATCTCACGGAGAAGCGGATCTACCACATTGACAAACTCAGCCCGTGTGAATTCATCATTGAATTCAAACATGACATTTTGTCCAGCAAGAGAGATAGAACGCTCAAGTGCGAGGAAGAGTCTACGAACATTGATTCGGTCAAACGCCGAAGGTCTGTTCTCATGAGTTTTATCACCGAACAAGATAATGCCAGTACCCGGAATGTTAGCAATCGGGTTGACAGAAGCCTTGTACAGCGTGTCTCTTTCTGTCTTAGACGGGTTTGCTACGATGTCTGTGACACCCAAGTAGTTGCCTCGTCTTTGACCAGCAGGAGAGAACCAAGGAGCAGCGACCAAATCCGTAGCAGCCATAACACCAGCGGTGCTAGAAGCAGCAGGAATGTTGATATACTGGTCGTTATACTTATCAAACACTTTCAGATAGTTGTTATCAACAACCAGATAAGAAGAGTTTGTAAGAGTATTTGCAAACGAAACCGCATTCGTAACAGGTGCTGTACTACCAACAATACCTGCTCTGTGCGGAGAAGTCACAACAACACAATCTTTACGAGCGACTGCTTTGGCAACAAGATCATTGACAACCGTTGTAGCATCGGAAAGTGCCGATACCTGAGGCGAGATCAAGAAGTCAACCGTGACAGCATCTTTATCAGAGAATTCTGCGTATGCTGTTGCAATCTGACCATTGGTAAGTGTCGAAGATTCAACACCACCCTTGAGTTTCATGGTAGCAATGCTCTGAGACCAACCGCTAGAACCGAAGTTAGTAGCGCTGTCGATATCCGGTGTCGTACCCCAGTTGTTGCCGAGGTTGCCATAGGCAGAACCGAATGCAGAGTCATTCCCGAAGTAACCATTCCAGATATACCGAGAACGATCATTCAGAACATCCGAGATATAGTTGGGAGAGTTATCAGGAGAGACTGCGCCTCTTGCAACAGACAGATGCGGGAATGTCTCTAGAATCGTACCGGGAGTACCAGAGAAAGCACCTGTGCGGTCAATAACAGCAACATGAACTTCGTCGTTAGAAGCACCACGAGCGCTAGCCCAGGAGCTGGTTCCGGGTGCACGATCAAATGCTGCTTGATATGCAGAGTCCCAGCTACCGAAGTTGTTTCGTCCAGCAGAATCGCCAGCGGGGCAGATCGAAACCGAGAGAGCGTTACCGAGAGTACCGGGATACTTGGCGATGAACGAACCTGTCTGAAGACCGCTTGTACCTACAGCGCTCTTGACAGTATTGTTCCAATCATCAAGGTTCTCTACAACAGCAGAATCTCCAAGGGAGGTTACAGCGCTGTGAGCGTTGACACCACCATTGTTACCACGAACAATGTAAAGAGAGTTGGAATATTTAAGAAAGTATGCAGCAGAGTGAAAATCTACAGCATTCGTTGTGTTGG